GAGGCCCTGAACCGTCTCGAACAGTTTGCATCGGGTCTCAACTCGATGAAGTTCATCGAAACGACGCCCGACTTGGCCAAAATCGAGTGGTCCACGATGATCTTTCGCGAACTCTTCCCGGACGATTCGTGGGCAGACCGCATTTCGCGTCTCAGCGCCGAGGATGTGGCCGGCATCATCTGGATCAACTCGGCCATCAAGCCGAAGGTGTACTTCGGCAAGCGTGCCCCGGTCAACGTGTCTCCGTCGCTCTACGACGATGATCCCGTGGGCATCATCATGCACCTCTTCGCCCTCGAAAACATCGTTTGGCAGCAGGCCAACACCGATCTGCTGGCGTACGACGATGTGGCACTCGGCACTTCGGAGGCCCTGCGCTGGCTGTCGTCGAAGGCCCACAACTACATCATCCAGAAGCTGTCGGAGGGCGCCAGCGTTACGCGCCTGACCACGGGCGAGAAAACGTACTCGGCAACTAACGCCTTCCCGGCTAACCCGACGGCAGCCGGAACGCTGAAAGAGATCGCCCCGGCCGACTTCCTCGCCATGCAGACGGCGTTCGTCAACCAGAACTACGTCATGGAGACCTTCGCCGCCGAAATGGTGATGCCGGGCATCATGCACCAACAGCTCCAGTCGAACGCCACGCTCACGAACCTGCTGACCAAGAACGCCGGAAGCATGCGCCCGATGTTCGGAGAGTACGCAGGCTTCACATTCCGTCCTCGTTCGATCACGACGCTGTATGACAGCGCCTCCCGCACGATCATCGACCCGGAACGGTATCTGGACGGCAAGATCACCGACGAAACGGGCGCCATTCCCACCTACAAGCCGCCTGTCATCCCGGCTACGGCGTACGGATCGGCACTGGCGTTCATCCCCTCGGAGGCCATCATCGCCATCGGACGGACCAACGTCCATATGGTCACCGACCCGTCGAACTACGGCTGGCGCATGTCGATGGATATGCGTCTGGGTGCCGGCGCCGCACGTAAGGGCGGACTTGGCATCGGCGTGATCGCCCCCGGAACGCAGGCCCAAGGCTAAAATCAACTCCCCACTGCCCCCCCCGGCAGTGGGGATAACCAACAACTTTAAAATCACAAAATTATGTCCACGAAACCCGTTTATTCTGAGCAGTATTTCATCAACCTTATGGCCGCGGCTATGGCGTACGGCACGATCTACGTGACCAGCGACGCCAACACCTACCGCGACGAACAGTCGGCCGTGACCCGATGCCGAGACTTCATGAAGCTCCGCCGGATCGTGCGCTACGCAACCATCACCAAAGCGACGTGCCCCACCAATGAAGAGGAGCTGAACGACCTGATGGTTACAGTAGAGAGCAAGGTGCCCGAACCGGTTCAGACGAAGGAAACGCCCCAGCCTATGGACCTCGCCGCCGCCGCCGCCGCTCTTGCGGCCAAGAAGGCGCCGAAGGAAGAAGCCAAGAAGGCGCCGGATCGAAAGAAAGGGAAGGCATCTGCCGCACCCGATCCCCAGCCTGCGCCGGCGCCCGATCCGGAACCGGAAGGCGCTGCCGACGACGCTCCGCAGAAGGAAGAGGAATCTGCTGAATAAGCATAAATTACCATTAACATGGCTCAAACTGGAATTAACATCGAGCTGAAAGATACCACACTCAGCCGGCGCCAGCCCTCCGTGGGCAATGCGGCGCTGGTGTACGGTATCAAAGTCTCGTCCGGATTGGTGAGCGGGAAACCCACACTTATCACGAGTCTGGATTCCTACACCGCTTGGGTCGCATCCGACGCTCCTGACGCCAAACTGCTCAACAACGATCCCCACCTGTTGGGAATGGTGACGCAGTTCTACGCCAAAGCCGGAAGCGGTACCTATCTGTGGCTGATCTTGACGACCGGCGAAAAGGGCGATTTCGTTACGACCAATGCGGCGAACATCAAGCGCCAAATCCGCTTGACGCTGGAGGCCAACTACGACAACCGCCCCCGCATTATCGGCTGGTGCTCGCAGGCCAACGACGATGCCTCAGGGTGGGTCCCCACGACCACTCCGACCGTTGTAAAGGCCATCGAGACCATTCAGAATGCAATGTTCGCCGAGGGCATCCGCTTCGTGAACGTTTATACGTCCAACGTCGATGGGGCGCAGGCATATTCGGCCTCCAACATCACCGACCTCTCCACCTACGCGACGCCGTCGGTAGCGTACATGCCTACCACCACGCTCTACAACACTACGGTGGACGATCAAGGCAACATCACGGCCTACACCCCCATCAAGGATGTGGGAGAAGCCATCGGTATTCTGTCGGCTATCTCGGTCGCTGAATCCATCGGCTCGCACGAACGCGCGGCCGTGGCGCAGAAGGCGTTCTTCAACGACCCCGAAACCGTCGTAAGCGTGACGGAGGTAGACCCCCCGATCATCGACGCGCTGGGCAAAGGTCAGTATCTCTTTCACCGGCCCTATCCCACCGGCATCTTCTACAACGACGGCGCCACCTGCAACGACCCGACGAAGGCGTTGTCGCGGCTGGAGTTCGTTCGGCTTGGGAACGCCGTGTGCGACGATGCGCAGGAGTTCTTCTCGCAGATTCTGAACACGCAGGCCCCTGTTGACGCCAAAGGCGATCTGAGCAGGACCTACGCCACGCAGATCGAGAACAACTTCTACAATCTCTACTGCCAGCCCCGCATCAGTCAGCGCCAGTGCTCCGGCATTCGCGTGACGGTGGCCGCTCAGGACAACAATTTCGTGTCCACGCGAACGATTCTGGTGTCCATCGAAATTCTGCCGTCGCCCAACGTAGACTGGGTGAAGGTAGGCGTTCTGTACGTATCAGCACTTTCGTAAAAATCAACGACTATGTACGAACCCTATATCATCTCCAGCGCGGAAGCTAAAATGAACATCACCCATCGCGGCCAGATGTTCGACATCGTAACCGGTGTCCAGCTCTCCATCTCCCGGACGCAGGACGTTCAGGAAATCTTCGCCATCGGCCGGTTGGAACCTATTGCCAAGAAAGTAATCAACAAACGATTTACGGGCAATATGTCCCTCCAGACCGGTGAGTACGAGACTATCCTCGACGCCATCAATGCGTCGATAACTACCGGCTTCATTTCATCGCTCACCGACTTGGGGAACTTCTCCATCGGCTGGACCCTCGAAATGACCGGCCTGATCGTCCCCCGCACGATCATCTACTCTCTGGATTCCTGCGCTATTTCGTCCGACGACTTTTCGGTGGACCGAAACAGCCCTGAAATCAACACTTCCCTCGCAATTCAGGGAATAGGTATTACCCGTTCAGTTTTACCGCTTTAACCCGGCAGGGGCGGTGAGAATCGCCCCTGCTATTTTTACTCAAAATTATGTCCGGACAAACAATTATTCAGAATTATACCGTCCGCTTGCGGTATTTCAAGCGAAGCGTAGCCCCTAAGGCTCAGGTGATCGAGCAGGAGGTTGAGGAAGATGTAGAAGTAGGTATGCTCTCCCGAACCTCCGCGGCGCACACCAATTTTGCCACCCAGCTGCTGATGCACGGCGCATCCGGCGATCTTGAGCAGCTGGCGCCTATCGCCACCAAGTTCTGCGAAATGATGATCGTAGACGACAAACAGCGCAAGGCCATCGTGAACGACGTTATGGCCTGCATCGACCTTTACGGCTCCGATCCGGTTCAAAAGGACATCGAGCGTTTTTTATCGCGCTGGGGTGTGGTGATGGGGCTTCTCGGAACCGCCGAGAACCCAGCCTCCACGAACGAATAAAGGAGTACGGCAGGAACGACCCCTTCCTGCTGAAAAAAGCCTTTATTTCGTATGTGTTTCACGAACCGATAACCACTCTCGAAACCCGGTTGTCGGCCGCGGACATCGACAAATATTCCGACATGGCCATGTGGGTGATCGACAACATCATCTACGCGCCATTCAAAGCCAAGAAATGATATGGACGGGCAGACCTATCAAATAAAGCTCAACATCAACGTAGACGATTCTCAGCTCTCGAAAGCCGAGCGGCGCATCCGGGACCTCGAAAGAGGACCCGGCGCCGGGCGCGGTGGGAGTATGGCCGGCTCAGGCGGCGGAAGCTACTCAAACATCCCTGCCCGTCAGCAAGCCTACTACCGGGCGCTTTCCCGGCGCTTCGGCCGAACTCCCGGACTATCCAACGAAGGTTTTCTGAGCAACGTTAACCGATTGTATCATCGGTCTGAGGTGTTTAAGCGCGCCTTCTTGGGTAATATGGCTACCCTGCCGGGCATCTTGCGAAACCTCTCCAACTTCGGGTCAGTACTTGGGTCTATCGGCAGAATAGCCGGCGGCGTGGTTAAGCCATTGGGGGCATTCGCATCGGCCCTGTCTACCTTAGGAGGGGCTTTTATCGCCTACAAAGGAGTTCAGGGATTCTTGCGAGGGGGTGCCCTTATGCTCGGAACCCGTATTATGAACAGTGCGGCAATGCAGGAGGCCGGGTCCAGCCTCATGCAATTTTCTATGGCCAAAAAAGGGCTTGGGGACGCCTACGAACGCTCGTTGGAGGAATCCACCCGGCTGGCCGCAGAATACGGCTTTAGCCGCACCGGAATCCTTAACTCCATCAACATGCTGAGCGGTCTTAACGTGGGTAGCCGAACGCTATCCCGCGAAGAGGCCGTGAGAATTGCCACGCAAGCCGGAAAAATAGCCCACGTGGGCGGCGTTCCCTTCGAGCGCGTCAACATCAACCTCCAGCAGTTGTTGGGACAGCCTACACCCTCCGCACGAGACCTTCGGGAGCTTATTCAGGCCGCGCCTATCATCGGCAAGATCGCCCAGCAATCTATGGCCCGCAAAAAGGTTTCCGGGGATGTTTTTACCTATTTGAAAGACAAGGCCGAGCTTCTCAACGTACTGAACGAGTTCGACCGCATGATCGAATCAAATCCCTTGATGAAATCACGAGGTCGGGTGGCGTTGGCAAGGGAAAATTTCCATATTGAAGTAGCGAATCAGGGAACCGAGTTTTGGGAAGCCATCGCCAGCGGTAACGAAAAACTGTATGCGGCTCTTACAAGGTCCATTACGTACGCCTTTTCCAAAGTAGACCCAGCGTGGGTTGAAAAACAGTTTTCAGCCTTAGCCGACACCGTGGAATCTGGACTTAAATCCATCGTCCAATTTTTCGATACGGTGGGACCAGCCATATCGGCTACATCCAAAGCCGCGGGCTGGGTGTTCGACAAAGCCGTGGGTAAAAGGAACTGGGGAGTCCAAACCACTGTTCGTTTGTCATCCGCTTTGGGAAACGTGATAGTTGGAAAAAGTCCCATATTCCATTATTATACCCCTACATTTAACCCAGAAACCGGGAAAGTGGTAGAGGGGGATTATACCTCCAAATTCGGCCGCTCCCTGCGTTGGGAAGAGAAGAGCCACAAGGCCGCGACAACAGCGGCGCGGCAGGCAAAGGAATATACTCTTCAAAAGGCGGGAATCCCCAGAGAAGAGTGGAAAAAATACCTCAACGATCCTACATCATGGAAGGAATTAGGGGCCGAAACCCGCATGTTTCCCACTGGGTACGAACTTACGCCGGAAGCTCTCGCCCGGCTCAATCCCGCGTCCGGATTGGATGGTAATGGCGCCAACTTCTCGGCCTCAGACGGGCTTTCCGACATCACCAAAGGTGCCCGATCCCTGATTATCAACTTCAATCGGGAGATCGTCAGCATGCCTATCAGCATCGACAACGTGAACGACGGCGCCGACTTGGGCGCTCAGCTTCAGGGAGCCTTATACGACAACATCATGCGCGGCTTGCAAGTCGCACTCAACAACGCAACCGGTGCAATGTAATGAATACCAGAGACCATCAAAATACGCAGGACACCTTCACTCAAGCCGCCACCCATCTCCAGCAGGCCGCCAGCTCCCCGGAGCAGATATACCAGCGGGCGAAGGATCAGGTGCTCGACGCCGCAGATGCGGTGTTGAACGCCCGAAAAATCGTGCTGTCGGAGGCAGGTATTGTCCGCGTGCTGATCGAAAGCCCCGGCGGCAAGATACGCACCGGCGACAACACCCCGGAAATGTCACCGGCTCCCCTCTATAAAAAGAAGTATTCGGTATCTACTCACAAGTACGACACCCAACGTATCCAAGACGCCCTTTTCGGCCTGACGGATGATCCCATCGCTGACGCGATCTTCGTGTGCGGCGATTACTATGCGCCGCTTTCGCTCAACTTCTCGGTATCGGCTCAGAAAATAACCGACGAATCCCAGCTGGTGGACGGAATCAACATCGTTCAGCGGGTGGCCAAAGGCCCGAAAGTGGTATCGGTGTCGTTCAACATCCAGCGCCTGAAAGCGCAGGAGGGAGAGGATATGTCGGCCACCACCATCCGGCGCCGCAATGCCCGCGGCGGGGACCCCACGCCGGTATACAAGCTGACGCTGTTTCTGAATGAACTCTACGAGAACGACGAGGTTTTTGCCATCGAGAACACGGTGCTTAATGATGAAATAGGAATCGGCTGGGCGTTCATCAAGTCCTACCGCTTCTCGCCTATGCAGGGCGACACCTTCGGTTCCATCAACTTGGTATTGCAAGAGGTGAACATCGCCGATCCGCTTCTCTACACCAATTCCGCCAACACGCAGGATTCGCAGTCCGTGCCCACAACCGTGAAATAACATGGCCGTCCGAAACATAACTGGAAACTATCTGATCTGCGGAAACGAGGTTTTTGTTGAGGGGAAGAGCATCGGCCAGTTCCAATCCTTCGAATCCGACGAAACGCGCGAGAACATCGTTGGAACCGCATCCATCGAAATGCCCTTCTACACCATCGCCGCGAAAGCCGCGAAGGAGGTCGGTCGCGGGAGCGCCATCGCCGTTCAGCGGGTGGGAAAAAACACGACCACCTACGTTCGCATCAACCCGGACGACTGGAATATCAAGACCGGCGCCCGCATTCAAGTGTACGCATGGTATCACGACAATGCCGTCATCGGCCAGAAGTTCGAAAAGCGCCTTGAATTTGACGGATTCATCCGGGATGTTATCGGAGGGTTCCCGACGGTAATAAAGTGCGAGGATGCGGCATTTATGCTTCGATTCGGCACGGTTACGCAGTCGTGGCCCAAAGCCACTCCCCTATCCTCGCTTTTGCAACAGATGTGCGACACGGCCAACGCGGCGTTTGCGAAGTACCGCAAGGACAACAAGCTGACCTATGCCTATCCGTCCCTGCTTCCGGACCCCAAATCCATGCAGAGCGACTTTGTGCTCAAGCCCGCCACCGGAGTGTCGCCATACGATGTACTGGAGCGGGTGATCGTCGGCATGTATAAACTCTACGGCAATGTCCGCATCGAGAGCGACAAGGCGCGGGTATACTGCGGACTCGGAATCTCGGAATCCGAATCCCCCACCGTGGAGCTGGACACGTCGGTAAACGTGATAGCCCGCGACATCGTGCCCTCGGACATGATGTTCCAGAATTTCCGCGTCATCGTCCGGTATCTGGAGGACGGAACCATGAAAACCATCGAGAAAGGGGCGGAAAACGGCCTTGTGTACGACCTTCCCTTCACGCCGGGCCGCAATGCTCAGCAGATGAACACCACGGCGCTGTCGGTGCTGGCCGGCCTTCGCGCTCAGCGCAACAAGGGCACCATCACCACGTTGCTGTACCCCCTTGTTCGGCTCTACGACTACGTGAATTTCAATGATACCATTTTCAAGTCCCTGAGCGGCGGCTATTACGTCATCGGCCGCAAGTTGACGTGCGGAAAAGGCAAAGGCTACCGGCAGATACTGACGGTTACAAACAAGACATTTCTTTATCTGGCGAACTGATGAATCAAGGACAATTCATACGCAGTATGGAGGACTTCGGCAAGGACCTGCGCCGTCTGCTTGACGGCGTGAACCAGCCGTCCATCCTCTACGGCAACGTCGATTCAGTGGATGAAGAGACCAAAACAATTAACGTTCGCATTGGTGATGCTGGACTGGTAATCCCGGACATAAGCCTATCCAATGTCATCGGCGGGGATGCGAGCGTTATTTTTTATCCCGCCGTAAACTCCGCGGTGATCCTCGGCGTGCCCTACCAACAGCCGGAGAACGCTTTCGTGGTAAGCTTCACGCGCGTAGACAAGATCGAAGCGTCGGTAGGCGGATATTTTTGCAAAATCGACAAAGAATCCATATATTTGTCGAAAGACGGGGGTGGCTCCCTCACCATTTCCGGCGATACGGTCACCATGAACGGTGGCGCAATCGGCGGCATGGTGATCCCGGACGCCATAACCAATGCCATGAACACCTTCGTGTCGGCGTTCAACAGCCATACACACGCCTACACATGGTCTGGGGCGGCCGGAGCAGATACTACGGCTCCCCCTACGGGAAGCGTATCGCCTTTCAAGGCAGAGGATTATACGAACGACAAAGTGCAACAGTAATGAGCGACATTATTTTCGATCTGAAAAACAACGACATCGGCACCTCCAACGGCGATTTTGCCGTTGTGGTCGATCCGTCGATTCAGAACGCCACGCTCATGTTGCTGAAAAATCCCGTCAACATCCTGCAACCTCAGTTCGGCGTGGGATTCGAAACCTTCGCCCTGAACGCACGCCCCGATTACGTCTCCATGCTGGCCGCCACTGCCAAGCGGCAGGTTATAAAGGACGGCGCCGACTACTGCGACATCCGCATCACCGAGGGCGAGAACTTCGGCGAATACAGCATCTCGGTAGACGCCCAATACCCCGTCGCCGAACCCGATCCCGATCTTATCATTCCCACGCCCCCGCCGCCGGATAAAACACAACGCAACATCGAGGTGCGCATAGCCGTGCAAGTAGGCGGTGGCAATTTCGGGTATTTGTCGGATGTTGACATCAAGATCAACTACACGTTGCCCGACGGCACGCAGTCGGATTGGTTGTCACCCACCTCTGTGGGGGAAATTCCGGATGATTCCGCGGCAGGCCATCATGATATATACATCTGGAACGGCGATAATGCGTCGCTCAAGCAGGTGACCATCAACGTTCAGGCCACCAAAACCGGGTATCATCTCACCTACTCGCCGTTTTGGAATATCCAAGCCGGGAGCGACGACGTATACTTCGCAACATCCATCGTAATGCAAGCTGATTAGAGTATGGCAACTTACAAAGTAAAATCCGGTGATACGCTGATGGACGTGTGCTACAACACGACCGGATCACTGCGTGCCATCAACGACATAATGAACGCCAACGGCTTCGACACCTATACCCCGCAGCTGGAGGCAGGTCGCATCATCGAGGTGCCGGACGTGGTATACAACAGCGAAGCCGTATCGGTGGCCGACGCCCGGCCGTTCAACAGTGCATCCCTGCCTTTCGACAACCTGAGCATGCAGATGGAACAGCTGGAATTTATGCTGGGCGATGTCGGCTCCATCATCTACACCTTTGACGGGTCAAAGATCGCGGGCAAATACCTTTCCCTGAATGCGGATAACAACAACGAAGGCTATGTGAACTGGGGCGACGGCACGCCTGTGGAGTATATCAAAAACAACGCGCCGTTTGGTCACAACTACGCCGCCGGAACCACCGGGGAGATTGTGGTAACGTTTCTTGGACGCACTGGGGCATTCTTTTTGGGTACTCAATCTTTCGATCAAGAAGCATTTAAGCAGTCCCTTATTAAAGTGGACATTACCAATGCCGACGCGGCATGCCCATCCGGAATGTGGAGAAATGCCTTTTGGGGCTGTAATTATCTGGTGGAAGTTGTGGGTTCTTTTGCTGGTAAGCCGAACATTAAAAATGCCAACTCCATGTTTATTCATACATGGCGGCTTAATACTATACCTCCCCAAATGTTCCGTGGGTGCCCTAATTTGGAAGATGTAATGTCAGCCTTTGGTTATTCTTATAATATTCCCAATGCAGACTATATGTTTGCGGACTGTCCGAAATTAATCGAAGCGAGTCAGTTATTTTCTTACTCGAATATCCCCTCGGCTGTATCAGCTTTTGAAAACTGCGCCTCCCTAAAATCAGTTCTAAACTTATTTGCGAATTGTAAGCTATTAACGGACGTCACCAATGTTTTTAAGGGGTGTGCGAATATTGAGCTTGCGCTACGTGTTTTTCAAAACTGCGCTGTTCTTAACCCGCCTGTTAACGTTTTTGACGATTGCAAAAAGGCTTACAATTTTAAGGAATGTTATAATAACCTCCCCGCCGCTACCAATGAATCTCCCTACACCGTGGTTAACGGGCAGAAAGTTCATTTGTGGGAAAGGACCCCCGAATTAGGATTTACGTTGCCTATCCAATACGACTTCTGCTTTACCGATTCCCCCACCTTCGCTGACTACGCCAACATTCCGGAAGCGTGGGGAGGACCTCCGAAAACGGAAAACAACGTGAAGCTTCGCTGCTGGCCGATGATGGCGCAGATAGTGGCCGATCCCACTACGATGGCTGGTGTAGTGTACCTTAACGACGAAATTCTCGGTTACAACGTCGTGGAAAAAGACACGTCGAATCGGCTCCTGCCGATTCCGACCACCATCACCAGCGTGGCCGGACTGTACGTGGTGTTCTATTCCGAGGACGATGCTGTAATCGGCGGTTCGCTGGCGCTGGCAGATAACGTTGCGGCGCCGACGGAAGGGGCCATCTACGAAACCTACTACAATGCCGGCTACGGCGACAACCTGCCGTCGATCTACCCCGTATTCGCGCCGAATAACGACCTTACACCGGGCATTATCAACTCCTATTTCCAGCCCACCTACAACGTCCATATCCCGTCGCTGGGGGACTTTGAGGTCGTAGGCTCCGAGAGCGTTTCGGATGCGGTTGAAATAACCCTCCAAATCACCGAGCTGGGTTGGTCGTATTACCTATCCTCCGGAAGTGATCTGTTGATTGACATGCAACAAAAGCTGGAGACCGAGCATGGCATACCTCTATCGGCGCTCGCCGAGGATGGATGCACCCTCACGCTGTCCGTAGCAATCGAAAACTACGTCATGACGGCGCCGGCGATCGAGTTCAACACCATGCGCGGCTCCATCATGCCTATTCTGGATTTCACGTACGTACCTTAATTTAATGAAATCTTTATGACCACTTATGAACAAATAGTAGCCAACATCGGCAAAACCATCTCGTCGCTCACGAGCACCAGCAATTCAGCCATCTGGCGCCGGCTGGCCGCGGTATTCGCCGAGACCATCAATACTGTTCTCCTGAATCAGTCCAATTCGGAGGTTGTGATCGAGACGGCCGCCCGAACGTTGCGAGTCATGGGGAAGCAGTACTACATCGACACGGCGCTGGCGTTCCAAACCGGCGACAACTTGGTGGTTGTCGATCCGTCCAAGTACGCCTACGGCTACGAAACGGTCGATCCGACCAAGCAGATCATCAAGCAGGTGGCCATTCGCGTGGATGCGCAGAAAAACGTCATCAACATGCATGTATGCACGCAGGATGCGAACGGCAACAACGTGGCCCTCACGGCCGAGCAGCTGGCGGAGTTCTCAAACTACATGACGGCCAAATCGGCATTCGGCATCAGCATGATGATCTCGTCGCCGACTCCCAGCATCATAACCACCACCCAGCTCTTCATCCGCTATCTGGACACCTACTCGCTGTCCCAGATCAAGAACAGCGTGAAGGAAATCCTTATCACCACGCAAGGAACCCTGCTCGGCGACTCCCCGGTGTTCGTGAACGACATCGAAACCGCCCTCGCCGGCGTGCCGGGCGTGCGCGACGCCTACTTCGTGGGCATCACCTGCGACGGCGCCGAGCCTACCAACGGCATTCTGACGCCGGCATCCGGCTACTTCAATTTCAGCGCGGCACTGCAAAACCTGACTGACATCGTAGTATTTAATCCCATCCGGTAATGCTTCGACATCTATCCATACCGTGGCTTTTGTTCAACATCCTGCGTCCGCAGTATGCGCTCAACCGCGACTCAAGTCCGACGCTGAACGTGTTCTACAAGTTCCTGTTTTGCTGTCTGGCGCCGCTGTTCCCGAAGATCGAATCATACGAGGCGTGGTGCAAGAAATACTATGCGTTGGCGGCCAACGACGGCAGCTGTATTTCCATCCAAGCCTACCTGAATGCCTACTACGGGGACTTTGGGGAGATAACCGTCACCACGGCCCCCGTTTTCGACACCTTCATGTTCCCGTACAGCTCCGATATGTCGCTGGGCACCCTGATGTTCCCCTATTCGGCCGACATGTCGAAGGGCGTGGAGTTCTACCAATACGGTAGCACGGCGAATACCCCGGTCGTGACCATCCCCGCCGGGCTTAAAAACGCGGACGTCTATCCGGACTTTATCGCAGACCTGAACGCTCTTGTGGCCTATGGAATCCAATATTCAATAGTTGTAAATTAAACTCCCATGTCTCTCGCCTCTATCCTCAAAGACACGATTCTGCCTTACGTGAAAACCCTCGGTAACAACTGGTGGTTGGGATTCGTCGGCTACTTCGCTCCCATCGGGCCGCTGGTCCTTGTGATGGTATGTTTCATCATGACGGACTTCGTCATCGGCTGTCTGGCATCCTACAAACGGGTGACCGCCGCCGGGAAGCGCTGGTGCTTCTACTCCGACGCGGCGTGGCGCACGATCTACAAATTTGGCTTCTGCCCAATGGCGGTCGCCGGATTGTATGTCATCGGGAATGACGTGCTGGGCGGGGACTTCGACGCCGACCGGCTTCCCAACATTCTCTGCGCGATGGTATGTTTTACGGAGCTGTGGTCCTTTTGCGAAAACGCGGCCTATCTCTCTGGTTCGAAACTGTTCTTGTGGCTCCGGCAGTTCACCATCAACAAGGCGAAGCGCTGGGATGAGGACGTGGCCAAAGACATGGAGGACTTAATCAAAAAGTAACGATATGAAAAGATCAGAATTACTTGCCGAAGTTCAGAAAAACTTCAAGATAACAGAGCTGGTATGTCCTCATGTCTACCAGCGCGACGGCGAGAAGGCATGGCGGTATTTCTCCAATGAATTTCTCGAAACGCTCGTGGCCATCCGCAACATCCTCGGCCTTCCCATGACCATCAACAACTGGGTGGGCGGCGGTCAGTACAGCCAGCGGGGCCTGCGATGCAACATCTGCGATCTGGTGGCGTCGAAAACCCGCTCCGGCTTGCTGTATGTCTCGGCTCATATGCTCGCGCAGGGGTTCGACTTCTCCACTACCATCCCCTCTCACAACGTGCGGGAAATCCTCAAAAAAAACGCATCCAAACTTCCCTATCCTATCCGGCTGGAGAAAGACACCTCTTGGGTGCATGTCGATCTCTACCGCGTAGACGACAAGAAAAAAATCACCGAATTTAACGGTTAACCAACATGGCAACAATCAAGAAATTCATAGCCACTTCGAACGGCAACCGGGTGTTCGTCTCGGACCTTGCCGCGATGGCCGACACCATCTTCGGCATGATGGGCGCGTGGCCGTGCCCGATTCCCTACTGCATTTTGAAGGGAGTGATAGACCCTCAAAACACCTCCCTGCGAATCAACAAGGGCGGCGGCGTGCTGATGTACGGCAAGTTCTTCCCAACCCCAAACGGCGATACCCTTTCTATCCCGAAGGGCAGCTATCTGTATGCCAAAGCCCAGAACGACACGGCAGAACCCCGAACCTCGTCCACGGGGCAATCGTACTACCAGAACATCGTCTATTCCCTCATGGTCACTACGGCCAAGCAAACGGGAACATCGACCGACTACGAAGCCGCAACTGGCCTGTGGGAGATCGTGGACGGCGCGGTTACGGGAGCGATGGAAACCATGGCATGGATCGCCTACGTAAAATCCATCAGCACCTTGTGGCGCTGGGACTACATCGACAACAACCTGCCTGCAAACATCGTGCAGACGCAGGCAGTAGCCGATTCCGCCATCACTACCCCCAAGATGGCGCCCGGCTCCGTGACCAACTCCATTTTGGCGCCCGGCGCCGTGACCAAGAATAAGATGGCATTTGCTGTCGGCATGCCCTATACGACCGCTTACCGGCCTACGATTGTAGACACCACCGTTCACGCTACTCCGTGGTCATGGCTGGTGATTGAAGCGTCGGATCAGGCCAGCAACATAACCATTACCACTGAAGCACCTCTGTCCTCCGAGGGGGCGCCTATCAAAATTGTGGTGAGCAACAAGACCAAATTTAGCCTTTCGCTGACCCTTACTCAGCCCAACAACACCACAACTTATCTTATAAATATTCCATCTCGAACCATCCTGATCGTAGACGGAGTGTATATGATGAGATCGTATTCTTTCGTGACGTACGACGGTAAAAACACGTACCCTTGATCGGTTATTCGAGCATATATGTAAAAATAGGGCCAAATGGCCCTATTTTCCTTTGTTATTTCGACGATCTCGGCCAGTACTTGGTGTAGGCCCACAAGAGACCATACGCCACAAATACTGCGGCCATTGCGGCTACGATAACGTAACCAATCGTCTTACTGATAAGCGACAATGCGATCAGCACTATCGCGGCCCCGATCAGGGCAATCAAAGTCCACTTTTTCATCGTTTCTTTTTTTTATGGTTCTTATTGGTGGAAGTATATTTGTATTCATCCGCCACGTCGGTTCCAAATTCCAATCTTGCCTGAACTGAAAATCAAACAGCTCGTAGGCTCTACGGTGAAACTCCGCTTCTATGACTTTCCAGCCATAGTTGTATTCTTCCTCCTGCTGTTTCATTACCACCTGATTATATTGTAAGATACGCCTACTCCAATATAGGGGTACAGCCTCACATCCTGCTTGAGTACCGCGCCGTACCCTGCCTGCACTCCTATCCCCCACCGGGTTTTTCGAATCGGGCCTTGCACGACCTGCGTCTGTTGATTTACCTTCATCCAATCCAACTGCGGGTGGAGGTCTCCGATGGCCGGGCCGCTCACCTGCGCCGACCAATCCGGGCCTGAGTACGGTCGCGTCTCTACAGCTACCTGTAATTCAGTGCTATCCGGACCCACTTTTACGATCTTAGTTTCCGTCACTGTCACCGTATCGACCGGAGCAAACACCAGATTGGGGACCCGCACCGTTACCGAGTGGTAGGTGCTCGGCCCGGATTGAGGATTTTCGTAGTACACTGTCACCACCTGCCGGTCGATGATAGGGTCCGCCGGCCATAACCATCGACCCCCCACTACACCTACTGCCAGCCCGATCAGAAGAGACACGGTAATTTTAAGAGCATTCATAGCTTTTTGGCTGGAAAATTCTCGGCGGTCGAATCTTTTACGACCTCCATTAATGCCTTCTCCACGGCTTTCTGAACCTCTTTATCGAGGTCCACGGGCAGGCGTATTCTTCCTACCAATACGCAGAGCAGCGCAAATGTCTCCAGCGTCAACATGATGGCCAAGATGGCCACTGCAAATTCCAATTCATTTCCCATATTGTTTTCGTCTTAAAATTATAGCTTGCGTTAGTATCTCCATAAATCTCTCGCCGCCGAACCGCATGACGGGCAGATTATTCGACATGGGAGTGCAGGTAATCACGATCCAACCGTCGGCTCCGGCCTGACCCACCTTTTCGTACTCCTTTCCGAGAGCCACCGGGTTCGAGTGCTTCCCCCCGACAAAGTTACCCCCATTAACCTCAACAGCGATCATCAACTCCAGACAGGCGTAGTCGAATCGCCAGCGACGGGGCGGATGGAAGCGATGCTCGGAAATCCATTCTACCCCGGTCTTTTGACGTAGTATTTGCAGGTATGCGTCCATCTACTCTTCCAGCAAGGTTTGGGCGGCAAACATGTAGTAATGCCTCAAGGTACTGGCGATCTGGGTCAGGTCGTTCGATGCGGCGCCATCCCAAATCCCCTCCTTGTCGTTCTTGTTGATGATCTCGATGATCTTGGCCAGCTCGTCGCGGGTCTCACGTACATACCGCCGCCAGTCGCCCAGTATTACCATGTCGGGCACTACGGAGGTTTCGAGGAATCCCGACATGCTGTGCACCGGAACCCCTCCCAGCTGAACGATCAACTCGGCGACATTGTCGGCCGCTTCGTTGAGCTTTTTATACACCTCGTCGAAAAAAGGATGCCAGCTCTTATAATGCTCTCCGTACAGCGTCCAATGACGGCCGCGGACATTCTGAGTAGTGACGGCAATCGTCGCCAGCAATCGGTCCAAAATCTCAAATTCCATAATCTATGTTTTTAAAATGGTTCTTCGTCTACATCGTCATGGCGCGCCCAACGATTCTTGGATGTTTGTTGCTGAGCCGCCTGATTGTCTTTCAGCCACGGCGCCCGGCGCCCCTTCCCGATAAATGCCGCTTCACGGTTATTCCCTTTGCCCCAATCTATGGCAATAAAGTACTCGTTTCCCCATTTGTCGGGTTCTTTCAGTTTCTGAATCTTGATGTTGATGGAGCTGCCTATGCCACCCCGACATCTAAACTCTTTGATGGCTTCGTCAGGGATCATGTCCAGTCGCACCTCGGCGATAATAACTTCATCTGCCATACGCAAATATAATCAAAATGCTTGAAATTGTTCTGATCGCGTCGTGTCGGCGTCTGCCGTGTACTCTACCGTCCCATCCGTACTGTATAACCGATCCCTGCCGGAATTGTCGGTCCTGACGATCCCTTCGAGCCGGCCGGAAGCATCCCGAACCTCACGCGATCCGTCGTTCCGGGTGCGGATGGTGTGGGTCACCTTTCCCTTCGAATCCTTGATGGTCCGCACGTCCTGCGCGTAGGCGCGCTTCACCCCGGTGAAGGCGATACACACCACTGAAATAAGGATGGCCAACAGCCACCATAGCACCCACGTAGGGCGCATTTCTCCTTGATTTTTCATTTTTCTGTCTTTTTCGTTTCTAATTCAGCGATCAGGGCGTCGGCAAGCTCGACCGCATTTCGAGCATGACCAATGCAATCGGGGATAATATGGTCGTTAAACATTATCTTCTGCATGGTTATTTTTGTTTTAATCCCCGAATAAATATGTCCTTCCTGCTTCTAAGGCTACTTCCAATTCATCTTCCACGTCACCTCCGTAGTCGCTTCTCAGAAAACACCCCTCCTCTGACCATTCGGGGTCGTAGCACATATCCTCGTTATCAATACATATGCTCACCTCTTTGCATAGCGGCCTCTCTTCACCCCAAATCAGGACGGGCATTTTCCGTTCCTCTTCTGACATCTTAGCGATATGCTCATAGAGGTCATTCCATGTTGCATTCATCTTGTTCATCACTATTCTTGTTTTAGGTTGTTCAGTCTGTCGATCTCGACTTTTAAATTCATCCCTGCGCAGCGCACATCCCGCTGCAATTCCTCCAGCCGCCGGAGCTGCTCCTCATCCATCCGCGGGCATCCCCGCAGCCAGCTGTCGTAGTTCGGGGTTTCCAATTCGCCGTTGGCAATAGACCCTACACGCAGGCAGTAGTCATAGTACTTGATGTATTCCTCCTCCGGAGCGTCCCGGTCGATGTCCGTCAACATATCGGCCATACTCACGAATAGATCGCCGACTTCTGCAATTCCTCCGGGGTCGTTGCCTACCCACGCAGCCGGATCATAGTCGTAGCCGTGCTTTTCGCAGAAAGCAGCCAGATAGGCGTTGCAGGCCGCATTGTAATTCAGTCTCAGTTCCTCGCGTGTAAGTTTCATTTTGTTGGTAATTTATTGATTCGGTCAATATTTGCGGCGATCTCAATTCCGAAGAGATGAACCGACAATTTATAGCAATTTGGGCTGAACCAAAATTTACTCAGGCCGAGCAGTATAAAATGCCCGGATCCCGGATTCCTCCATCTGTTTACGACATATATTCGTCGTAGGATATGCTTTGCTTTCATTTATCCAAAGTGTTTAACCGATCTATTTCGGCGGCGATAAGAGCACCGGCCTCAGCAAGAGCCTCCAAGCCGGCGTGTGGGTTCCCTATAATACTACATACCTCAGCATAACGCACATTGCCGATAATTTGGTCAACCTTCATATCTCGGCCTCTCCTAATTCCTTTCCTCGCTTTAGCGATGATTTCGACACCTGTTTTCATGGGATTCTATTTCTTTTTTGAGTTCTTCGATTGATTTTCTGACCCGTTCGTGCATCTCCACGGCGCGATACCCAAGCCAAACAGTGACGATTCCGAGAATTGAAAGCAACACCCACGCTATAATTTCAGTTTTCATTTTCTCTTCCGTTTTAGCTCCGAAACGCGGCGGAGGACGTAATTACGTTTTTCATCCTCGTAGTGTATAATCACTATCAGCGCCTCATAAAGGGAGGAGTAGGTATGATATGCCGGGGAAGGTGTATTTTTCCTTGCCTCCTTCCTCAGTCGGCGCAGTAGTTTGGTTTTCATGCCTCATAGGGATTTTTGGGTAAATCGTGAACGTTTATTGCCGATCCATCGTCGATCAATCCGCGGTAGTCGAAGTGCAGGCGGTGGAGAAGGTCATACAGCTTATGCGTACATGGTATGATATTCCCAAATGCATACTCAGATGGCGAATCAGGTAGCACAAACGCCCTACACTCGAAATCCCATTGGAAACACCAGCTATATTCGCGCGAAAACACCCTGCTATTCTCTGGTTGAAACGCCCATTGAATACTATCGGCATCTCCGATTAAATTTGCCAACTCCATTATCGGCACGAACGGTTTCCCGTCGTTGTAACCCCACTCGGTGATCTCCACGTACAGATCGGACATCGGCCGAAGGATCGGCTTAAAATTCGCCAGTATGGCACCTTGTAGGTTCCATATATTTGCAGTGCATATTTCCCCGCCAAACTGAGATTGAATTTGTAACTTATGCGGTAGATACCCGGCAATATCAGCAAGTGTAAGTTCTCGTTTCATATATCTATGATTAGTTGTTCTTGTGATCTACTGAGTGATAATTGATTTTCTTCGGGAATATCACTGCCAAACCCATATTCGCCCATCCATTCGATTTGAATATCGTAATTTTCGGCGTCCATCTCTACCGTCCAGTCGTAAAGTTCCTTCGGTGTCATAATCTTGTCTTATTCGTGAATTTCCTGCCAGCCGACAATCTCAAAGCGTGGGGAGATTGCTAATTCATTCTCGCAGTCCCACCGCCCGGAAGATTCGCGCCTGCCTATCGTATAATGCGGATTATTGGGGTGCCCCACAGCTATATATTTCACAAGCACGGAATCTTCAGTCATATCTTTTACGAATGGATTGTTCCACCGGGTCAGTTCCTCGCGCATCCGTTCCTCGGCCTCCCGCTCGGCAAGTTCGACGGCCCTTTCTGCTGCCTGCTCTGTAACATACCCGGTATACGGGTATCCCAATCCGTTTTCAAACAGATATTTCTCTGCTTTTTCGCTTTTCATGGCTAAATATTGTATTTAGTGTAACGCCCACGTCTTGTGCATGGTGGCGATCAGGTCTATATACCCTTTGTATTCCTCCATCTGTTCGGGACTATAGCCTTCGGCCTCGCCAATTTTTCGGAAATGCTTCTGCCACTCGGAAATGGTGTAGCGTTTGCATCCTATTTGAATAACATCCTCACCCCAATAGGATACTGCATGGCGAGATGCGCTGATAAATAGCGATTTCGGAATATCGCACCCGGCGCCCAGCTTGCACCCGGCGCCCAGCTTGCACCCGGCGCCCAGCTTGCACCCGGCGCCCAGCTCACACCAGTCG